CATGTAAAGGTATGAACGGCGTCCGATAAATCTTCATTAAATGCTTCGGCAATATCTGCCTGAATTTCGTCACGTAAGCCCATATCATGCCCTGTAAAGTGGAATGCCAAAGCCATTAAAACTTGCATTTGGATCTTTCAAATCAAGTGAATCAATAAAATCAATTGCTATCTGTTCAAAGCTAGAGATTGCTTCAGATCCGTCTTGATATTCTTTTTCTGACTCAACAGAATCAGCTTTAACTTTCTTACGCTTCAACTGCTGGTCTTTGCCGTTATAAATTTCCTTGGCCAGAATTCCTTTGATAATTTCACATGCAGCATCTTTAAGAAGTGGATCAATTGGATCTGGTACAAAACCAATCCGTTTTTTCATCCAGACATTTGCCAGCTTTACCAGACGAGCTTTATCACTGTCTGGTGCAAAATCGCTGCCCAAAATTGAATTTGCGTCATCTACAGTAATAAAGCTCATTGCATTATTCCTTAGGGATCAATTTAAGGAGTTCTGCTTTTGTTGCAGATGGCTTGTAGCCAATGTTCTTACTAGCCAAATACTCTTTTAATTGATCATTTGACCAATTTTCAAAATCATTAGCTGCCGTTTCTGTAGCTGGATTTTCTTCCGCTTTTCCAGCTTCCAATTCAGCAATACGTGCTTGCATTGCGGGAATATCGTTTTTAAATGCGTCAAATTCAGTTTTTATACCCAACACTTGAGCTTCAGCATCTTTGAGAGCTTTATCTGCTAAGACTGCTGCATCTTTTAATCGTGAATTCTCAGATAACAACTCTGACTGGTTACCACCAGCCTGCTCTAAGATGGCAATTTTTTGCTTAAGCTGAGTGTTTTCTTCAACCACCTTTTCACATTCAGCTTTTGCATCATCCATCACAGCTTGAAGTTCAGGGGTAATTCCCACTGCGACATTTACTGTGGCCAAAGTCGTTTTTTCTGGCTCTTTCAACTTACGAACTTCAACTGGAACTTCCAAAGTTTCATAATCCTTTTGAATCTTTGGATAATTACCGTAAATAATTACCTCTTTTGCTTTCAAATTTGGGTTTTCATAATAGTCAGGGTTAGCAATAATGCCCGTCTCTAATGCAGCAGCTGCTGCAATGCGTGTATAGATAATCTTCATGGCGCTTTTCTCTTAATAATAAAAAAGAGGGCTTATTAGCCCTCTTACGGTTTTAATTTTTAGGTTTTAACCAGTTGTCGCTGTACCTGATAAATCAAGTAAGGTACCTGCTGTCATTTTGTTGCTGGTTGCATATTTAATCCAGTTAGCACTTGAACCAAGTAATGTAAGATCAGGATTTTCACCTTTCGATGTATCCCAACTATAACCAAGAATATCTAGGTTAAATGCACCTTCAGCACGCATACCGATTGCTAAGTTTTCTTCATCATTGATGTCATAAGCTCGGAAGCCCGGTACTTGTGATTCAGTTACAGTTACAGCACCATACTGCAAGCCAAAAGCATCGTTATCCCCTACAGCATCAGTCACCAAGACTGGCTTACCTAATGTACCGGGTAAACCGCCATAGATAACGATTTCAGATTCACCATAAATTTGCTTAGTGATTGCATCATCGACAATATCGAAATATGTATCTGAGTTCATCACCCATAAACCAATATGGCCAAACTTATCACCAAACTTTCGCATACCACGAGTTAATGCTTTGCGGCCGTCAACAACGATACTCCCTTTCGCAACCATGTCGGGATTGCTAGAAATAGCAGCTTTTAAAGAAGCTAAACTGTACTCTAATCGGCCTGCAACCAATGCATCTGCAAGATCGTAACCAACAACCATAGCAAATTCTTCTGGTGTACGAGCACGGCGCTTAAATGCCTCTTCAGTTGATGCATAAGGACCATATTTATATGGAATTTTTACACCTACAGACTCACCTGCACCGATTTTTTCCGGAGTTACTTTTGCATTGGAGTTCACATCGCGATGTTTAATGCTACCACCAACTTTGTAGAATGCATTTTTATTGAAGTCACCTTGAATGATTTCATTACGATAAATAATCGCACCATTGGAAGCTTCATTAAAGACATTCAAATTGTCTTGTAAACGTTCTAAATACGCTGTTTGGGCCAGTTGGTTGTAGATGATCATGTCGGAATTAACTGTCGTAGTCATAACTACTTTTCTCCAAATATTTAATGATTAGTTCGGTAGTTTTAGGAAGGCATCATTGCCATGTTCTTTGATGTAATCTGCTTTCTGAGAAACAGACATTTCACTGCGTTTCATTCCTGTAGGTGCTCCACCTTTGCCCCCACCTTGAAAACCGCCACCAGTTCCTTTACCACCTTTAAGAATTAAGTCTTTATGCTGGTATCCACCAACCAATGACTCTAAAGCTTCATCAACATTTGCAAGTTCACCCGGGCGGACACGTGAATAAATCTTTTCGCCGTTCGGATCATATGCAACCACTTTGCCTTCTTCGATTTTGAAGTGATGACCAAAGGTTGCCTGAACCATGTCCACAGGTACTGCAATGTTGTCTTGAATGTACTTAGAACGAGCAAAACCACCGCCGATTAGTTCTTTATGTAAAGAGGCTTCTAGTGCGTCACGTTGCTCAACAATCGGAGCATATTTTTCTTCAACTGCCTTGATAGCTTCAGCTTTCACTTTCTCAACTTCACCAGCATCCACCAGCTTTTTATCGTCGAGATTTTGGATTGTTTGTAATGCCTTTTTAGCTGCCGCTGGGTCTTCAATTCCTTCAAAAGCTTTTAATGCTTTTTCGGCTGCTTCTTTGGCTTCACGATGTGTTTTAGCTTCATTGTTTAAGCGTGCAATTGTTGCTACCGAGTGTGGTGCATCATGTGGCATTTCTTTGCCGTCATCATGGACATAGATAGGTTTATCACCCTCTACTTCCGCATAAACTTTACCGTCGATTGTTACTGTTTTAAGTTTCATTGGTCATCCAACCTATATATACAAAATGGGCATCCGCCCGGATTCGCCGTTAGCATCCGCTTTCGGCAGGCAATAAAAAAAGCGCCCTTTAGGACGCTTCATTTCGATTAAAAACTTAGAAATTTGTTGCAAATAAACGGTAGCCTTCTAGCTCCCAAAGTTTATTTTCGGCTGACTTTTCTGCATTTCCACGAGCCATACGCTCACCAATTTCAGCATCAAAGTTTTCAGCATTCACACATGCACTAAAACCCGTTGCTAGAAAAAACTTTCCATCTAAAAATGCATGTACAAAAGTTGATGTCGTGCCTCCGGGGCGTTGCTCAACCGTATATGTAACACGCTCCATCAATGATTCAATTTGCGCTTTAGTTACTCGGGGCGCCACAGACTTTTCAGCTAACTCTTGCTCTGTTACTTCTTTGATCATTTTCTTCTCACAAAAAAAGCACCCGAAGGTGCTATTGAATTAATAAATTGGTTTAATTAGAAATTGAGGTTTTAATTGTCACACCAGTTAGAAAGTATTTTTCTGAACCACCCAAGCATGTGGCACTAGAAAAATTCGCATAAACATCTTGAACATTTACGCCTGTATCTTTTTCAAATTTACTGATCAATTCAGCAATATGGCCTGTTAGTGTTCTTTCTAACTCTTCTTTTCTCTTTACATATTCAGCAACTGATATTTCAGACATTTTTACCACCTTTCGCTACGTTTACTTTGTTAAAAGTGCTCTTGGCTCATCACCTACTAAGCGGACTCCATTCTCACCATAAGCCTCGAATGTTACGCTAATCGTTGTTGGTCCATCTTGAGCATCACTATTCATATGAACCGCTTTTTGCCCTGCCAGTGGCATTCCAGTTTCTTCATCACACACAACTAAAAAGCCTTTTAAGATTGGGTGACGCTTAAGTACTAAATGTCTAACTTTTGATTCACTCATAAGCCAAACTCCATAAATGACAAAAGCGCCGTTTGGGCGCTTATATGGGTGAAAATTGTGTCTTAAGTGAGTTTAGGATTGCCTGTCATCAGCAATAATTACTCACAGTTAAATCCAGTACCAACAAGGTCTTTTTTCAAATTTGAAACGAGAGTTTGCTGTTCCTGCTGTTGCCCACTAAGATAATTTTTATCTAGAGTCTCTGCACCATCAATAGATTTATAAAGCTCTTTAGATTCCTCTAAATTGTCTTTTAAAAACGTGGTGAGGTTTAGTTTCGCCTGGGCAGCTCTACATAAATTATTTTTAGCTTCTAAATATTGAGTAGCCTGTTTTACTTGACCAGTTGTAGGATCAAAAGAATATGCATTTGCCATTGCTGACTCCAAAGCTTCAGACAAACGATCATATTCTTTAAGATATTTTTGACTTGGTTCAGCTAAACAAGTGATGGAAATTAGAGTTAGACATACAAAAGCTATTGTTTTCATATTGTATAAATTCTGATGTTTTAAAAAATATAACATAAGAAAAAATTACAGACCCAACTTTTTAATAGATTTTTCATCCAACTTTCTTAACTCAGCTAAGCTATACAAACGGCCTTCAGGATCAAAGAACTTTTCAAAATCAAACTTTCCTTCTTTATAAAGCTTGTACCTCTTTGGTCCTAGCCATTCCTTTTGAAAGAAATCATCTGTTTTCTTAAAGAACTCTTTGAATGTGGTGTTTGCGTCCAGTTGCCCTATTAATTGGCTACGCTCATCTTTCGGGATGTCCTTTACTTTGCGCTCATCCATTACAAATGGACGTTCCCCTAGGAGTTTCCCATCTTTCTCAACTGGTACCAAAATACTGCGGCAATGAGGATGCAACGGTGGTACACGTTTGGCGGGGTCGTTTATTTCCCAGATGGAGCCATCAAGCGAAGCACACAACTTAGAAGTTCTTCCATCAAGTACACTAACAAATCGTACATATTCAAAGCCCAATTGATTAAAGCTATTCAGATATGCTTGATTAGCTACATGACTTCGCACAGTTCTTACCGTTCGCTCAATATCAGTTTTGGTACCATTTAAGATCCCATCTTCATAGTTAAGCCGTTTGCTCCCTCGAATACGCTGAACAATTTCTTGGTTAGTTTTGCCTGAATTAATACCATCTCGAATTGCATACTCAACCTTTTGACGGGCACTTTCAGCAATTCTTGAAAGCAGATCATCGACAAGAGCGCCACCTGCCAACGGAACTTTTTTAGCGGATAAAAATAGTTTTTCCCCATCAGGCTTATTAATTTTTGCTCCATAGAGCTTAGCTACGTAATTGGCCTCATAAACAGCCAAAGCTGTAGCAGAGACGGCGAATGCTTCAGGCAAGCTGGTATTTACACTAGCAAACCACTGGGCAATCAAATCTTTAATTTCCCTGAGATTTGAAGTTGTATATTTACCACCTGCTAAAGCAACTTTCTCCGACTCATTAAGCTCATCCAATAAATCCCGAAGCTTAGATAACATCTTGCTCGTATCATCATTGAATAAAGCCAATAACTCATTTACCGTTTTTGATGAAGCACGATAAAGGTAAGCTTGATGCTGAGTAAGTGCTTCAAAAAGCTTTTCGATATCTGCTGCCATCTCACTCTACCTTTGGTTTAAAGTCCCATCTTGCTCAGCTTCAACATTCTGCAACTCTTCTTCATATTTTTGTTTTGGAAACATACCTGTTTGGTTGTATTCCCACCACGATTTAAATGAAGAACGGCCTTGTAGAGCTGCTTCGAATAACTGTCTAGCTAACTCAGCTAAATAACCTTGCTTGTTAAATTCCTGACTGATTTCAAATACCAATTCGTCCTTAGAGAGAACATCGACATCTGGCATTACAAACTTTGCTGCCCATCGTAATGCTGCTGACAATGCTTCATTCATATTGACTACACAGAGCGAAAGAACTGAATGTTGAACAGCGTCATCGCTATTCGCTTCCGTAGCAGTCTTTTTACCCGCTGTACCCTTCTCAATTAAACGCGCCCCCATCTCCTTCATTTTTTCCCACTTATCTTTCATCGCTTCCCGGGCAAGAGTATTAGGGTCAGCTTGAACAATTCCTAATCCACCATTTTCAGGTAAAGGCAAAAGTACTTTCGCACCAATGTATATGCCACGTTTTTTGGCTTGGTCGTACCATTCCCATGTAACACCCTTCGCAAAGTATTGAGGTTGCCCCATAAAAAAAACGGACTCTTGAAAGTCCGCACTGTCACGATAATGGGCTAAATTGAGATTGGCCAAAGGAAGTAATGGCGGCTTCTTAATCTCTTCTGAATTATCAATTGCACCTACAAATGTAAAAGGTATATAGGTCCAGAAATTCCCGTTGTAATCTGTTGGAAACTTCTTATCTCCGCCAACCCAGTTACCCTTTTCACCCTTTGTATACACCTGAACGGAATAAATATATTCCCCATTACCCTCTTGCTCTAAACGAAGTACACGATATTGCTCTTGTTCGGTTTTACTAAATCCATCAGCACCGCGCTCAGACCTAAATTCACGGATAACCACGAGACAAAGTTTTTTCTGGTTATCGACCATAACTGAATCCCAATTCACTACATCTATGGCATTCAATAAATGAATCATTGGATAGGCATTTTGCGCTTTAAATTCCGCGAGATTGCGAGCTGGTAATACATCCGGGTAATCTACATATAAAGCACAACGATAATGCTTTAATAAATGGCGAATACCATTTTGAGCCAATTGGTAAGTACTAAGACCTGCCCCATTTGCATTACGTTCTAAATGAGCAAGTTCCGGAGGAAATTTAAAACTTGGATCGGTAGCAAAAGCTGCTCCAACTAAACTATTTGATGTCGTCCCTGTTACTTCATAAAAGACTGCACGGGTAAGATAAGCCTCATAAGCACTTTTATTTGCAGGTGACTTATCATGTGCATTTGGCATCGGCAAATATTTTTCACATTTAGCCTTAACTGCATCCTCACCTTCACAAACATCATCAAGTTTTTGCCAGTATGGCAAGTTTTTAACATATTCAGGATGTTGAAAAGTTACATCACTCATCGTGCAAATCCCATATCAGCAAAGAAGGCTTCAAAACCTTCATGTAATTCATTAAACGCATCTGAGGCTGCATCCACTTGGTCATCATGTGTACCGTTAGGAAAATGACGAAGCTCATCAATAAAGTCCTTATTCCATTCACCTTTGAGCATACGTACATTTCCTACGTTAACTTGGGCCGCAAAAGGTTGTGCACGTGTGAGTTTGTCTCCCGAAACTGGTTTGGCTTTGACGTCATATCCTGCAAGAAGTTTTACGAATGCACTTGCTTGTGATTTACCAGCTTGACCAGGATCTTGAGGAATCCTTACCGTTACACCCATCCCATCTAACTCTGTGACTTGTTTTAAGCGCTTATTGACATTGTCTGGACCAAGTTGCCCTTTGGTTACATCAATGATATAGGTAAAGCCATCTGCGCCAAGAGCTTCTCTAACACCTGCTGTAAAGTCGCCTTCATTCTCAGTAGCACCGAAGTCCCATGCCCTTACTTGCTTCACTACATCAGCAGGTAAAGCATCCACAATTTCAATATTGTCAGGCTTAAAAAAACCGCCTGCTGGCGGTGATGGCATTTGACGATATTGCCCGGCAAAAACATACGGCGCAGCTTGCTCCATTTGCTTCAACTTTTAAATATTGTGCTTTGCTGGCCACAATGCAGATCCGTCTTCTTGAATAGCCGAAAGACATAGATGCTCCCAAACCTCACCGTTACCACCAGCTACAGGAACGCCGTCTTTTCTATCACCTAGCAGCCATCCTGCCAAATCATCTTCATGAAGACGCTGCATAATGACAATAATTGGTGTTTCCGGTGAGTTAGTACGAGACTCGAGAGTATTTTGGAACCAGTCAATTACACCTTCACGGATAGTTTTTGATTTGGCTTCATCGGCCTTATGCGGGTCATCAATGATGATGCAACCACCAAAGCCTTCACGCATTTTGCCTGCACCAAAACCTGTAATGGTACCGCCAGTACCAGTCGCATAGCAGACTCCGCCTGCATCTGTGCGCCAGAAATCCTTAGCTTTACTATCCTCACGTAACTTAAGATCAGGAAAGACCTTTTTATAAGCCTTTTCTTGAACCATATTACGAGTCTGAAATGCATTATTTGCGGCAAGCATTGCCGAGTAACTGATATGAATAAACTCACAGTCTGGATTCTTACCAAAACACCAAGCCATGAAATTAATTACAGCAATTTCAGTTTTAGAATATCGTGGTGGAACGTTAATAATTAACCGCTTTATCTCTCCGCGATAAACTTTCATTAAAGCTTCGCAGATTTCTAAGTGGTGCCAATTTTGCATCCATTTATAACCACGGCGCTCCTTAAACATGTACCTTGTGAAGAAATATAAATCTTCTTGCGCCTCGATCCGGATGGCTTTATCCCGAGCCGCATCAGTACTCATCTAAGACTTCCCTCCGCGCTTTTAAGTAATCTTCCATTGGAACTTGAATTTCAGAATTAACTGTTTGGACTGGTCCGCCGTCTTTGCCTGTAATTTCTTGGCGATTAGTAAATTGACCACCAATGTCTTTAGCGGCTTGCTCAAGAATTTTTAAGGCTGTTTTGACGTTTCTAGTCTTCTCAAGTTGTCTTTGGTATTGCTTCAATCGGTAGTACTTATTAGCAATTGGAATATCAATTAAGCCTTTATCAAACTCATCTCTGGTTTTTTCAAATAGTTCGACATACTTTTTGCTTAAGTTCTTACCAGCAACCTTTGTAGGGTCATAAGTTGCAACTTGAACACGATCTATATCAACGCCAAATTCTTGTTTTACGAGTTCAGCTACTTCTTGAGGTGTATCACGACAAGCAAGAGACTGAACTATAAAGATTTTTACAGGCTCTTTTAGTGTCGCCATAACTTCCTCATCGTATAACTACGTATAACAAAATGGGCAAAAAAAAAGCCATTTGGCTCAATTGATTACACAGTTTCCGCAGCATTTTGAAATATCAAGATTCGAAACAAACGGCGGATTTTTTGCGACTTCAATAAGTCGTTTAACATTTTTGCTTGGTCCATAACGTTTAACTACGCCAATAAACTCTTCAACGTCATGACCTGCAAGATAGTGCTTAGGAAGACCAGAACTATCGCTATAAACAATTTCTCCGTCCTCGTCTCTCATCACTCCAATGTGGTAAAGCTCATGTTCAAGTAAGTAACAGAACTCTGTATCGTTTGCACGCTCACAGAAAGAAGCGTCGACAGTTATTAAGTATGTTGGCACAAAGCCGAACCAGTCTCGCATCTGTTGCTCTTGTCTGGCCTTACGCCATCCACCAACATTGAACATGACTTTTTCGCACTGGCCTAACACCATAGCTTGCTTGCTTTTATATGCAGAAGAGGCCCAAGCAAATGCTAAAAATTCTTCATTATCGTGAAGCAGCTCAGCTATGTGATCATGATCGGGGTTATAAAGAGGTCCACCAATAGTTAAGTAATTAGCAACAACCCATTTTTTTAGATCTGGTGCTGGTGTTAGTCTTATTGCTTC